CCCTGTCTGGTCTGACGGTCAGTAGCACGATTGTTGGGTCGATTTCTGGCAATGCTGCAACTGCAACAACAGCTACAACTGCGACTACGGCTACCAATCTAGCCGGTGGTGCGTCAGGAAACATACCCTACCAGACCGGTTCGGGAGCCACTTCTTACGTTTCTACGGGCACGGACGGTCAGTATTTGGTTTTGGCAAGCGGGGTTCCAACGTGGACTTCTGCTTCAGTTTCTGGTGACGTAACCGGCCCAGCATCTTCTACGGATAACGCAATTGCAAGGTTTGATTCAACGACCGGCAAGATTATCCAAAACTCAGCAATTACCCTGTCTGATGCTGGTGCGCTGCAAAACGTCAACGAGATCAACTTTGACATCACTCCCGCGTCAGTTGTGGGCGGTGCGGGCTCTCTGTCTTGGAATAACAACGACAACACCCAAACCTTGCAGTTAATTGGTAACAACAACGTAGAACTAAAACTTACGCAAGAAAGCTACTACCGCGTCAAGGCATCGTCCGCAATTACTAAAGGCAATGTCGTAATGCTGACCGGCACGTTAGGATCGTCCGGGGGCTTATTAGGCGCTCCAGCTACGGGTCTGACTGCGGCTACCGGCTACTACGTTTTAGGCATAGCCAAAGAGTCAGCGGCGCTCAACGGCTGGATTTACGTTCAGTCCTTTGGAGAGGTTAAAGGAATCGACACCTCTGGAACCCCTGTAAGTGAAACTTGGGTTGACGGGGACGTTTTGTATTACAACCCTGCGGTTACGGGTGGATTGACCAAAAACGTACCAAATGCGCCAAACACCAAGGTTCAGGTAGCTGCGGTCGTTCACGCGGACAACACCAACGGCATCTTATTTGTAAGACCTACGTTTGAGCCACGGTTAAACGACCTGTCAAACGTCTACGCACCAAGCCCATCAGACAATGATTTAATCGTTTGGGATAACACGGACGCACGTTGGGAGAGTAGAGCCCCGTCATCAGTCACGGCTGGCTTGGCTACTAGCCTTGCTGGCGGTGCGACCGGTTCTTTACCGTATCAGTCAGCAACAAACACGACCACGTTCCTTGCGGCTGGCACAGACGGTCAGGTTCTAAAACTAGCCTCTGGGGTTCCTACTTGGTCAAGCGATGTCTCTGGGGTCACGATTACAGACGATACGACCACCAACGCCACGCGGTACATCACGTTCTCAAACGTCACGACCGGCAACGAAACCACGTTAGATGTATCGTCTACTAAGCTCCAATTTAACCCGTCAACCGGTGTTCTAACGACCACGGGAGCGAATTTAACGGGTCTAACGGCATCGAGTGCAGTAGCTACTGACGCATCTAATAATCTAATTTCGGTAACGAACACAGGATCTGGCAACAACGTATTGGCTACTAGCCCAACGCTGACCACGCCAAACATCGGAGCTGCAACTGCAACTAGCGTCAACGGTCTGACAATCTCTAGCAGTACGGGAACCCTGGCCATTACCAACGGCAAGACCTTGTCTGTAAGTAATACCCTGACCCTTGCGGGTACGGATAGCACGACCATGACGTTTCCAGCGACTAGCACCACGGTTGCTGGACTAGGGATTGCCCAGACGTTTACGGCCTCTCAACGCGGTACGGTCACAACGGACAATGACGGTTCGTTTGACATGAACGTCACCAACAACTTCAAATGCACCCCAACGGGATCATTTACCCTGACGTTTACGAACATTACTGCGGGTCAGTCCGGGTTCATATTGTTGGTAAACGGCTCTAACTACACCGTATCGGCGGCAGCTACAACCAAGGTAGTAAGCGGAACCCTAACCACAATTAGCGCAACGGGAACCTATCTGTTGTCCTACTTCTCAGACGGCACTAACGTCTTTGTAGTCAACTCAGGGGCATTAGCTTGAGCGTCTTACCAGTAGGGTTTGGATCTGCGGTAGCAAGCGGCTATCAAATTGAGCGCAGTCTCAGGTTCAATAGCCCAGACGTAACGTATCTGAACAGGACTCCAGCATCCGCAACAAACCAAAAAACTTGGACATGGTCAGCGTGGATTAAGCGGAGCGTTTTTGGCGCAACCAAAGTTTTATTTGATGCTAGAGGGGCTGGGTCAAACCCAGTTCACGCTTTTTATTTTAATTCGTCTGACCAACTTGCGGTGTTTATTAGAAACGCATCGGGAACTGGTATTGGAAATTACAATACTTCGGCAGTTTTTAGAGATCCAAGTGCTTGGTATCACATAACATATAAATTTGACTCAACACAAGCAACTGCTACAAATCGTGTTCAAATTTATGTAAATGGGGTTTTACAAACAATTACTGCATCAACAACAATATCTCAAAATGCAGATGCTTTTATAAACTCTGCTATCTCTCATGGTATAGGTGCAGAAGGAGTTACGCCGACAGATGATTTTGATGGCTACATGACCGAAGTTAACTTTGTTGATAGCCCTGTGTTGGTGGGGTCAACTACAAATGCTTCAACAACGATAACCCTAACAACAGGTACAACAACAAATATTGGTATTGGATGGAATGTTGGAGGGACAAACATACCCTCTGGCGCAACTGTAAGTAGCATTACTAACAGTACACAGTTTGTAATCTCCTCTGCGGCTACTGCAACGGGTTCATCAATAAGTATTGGTGCTGCGCCGCCAGTTAGTGCGTTTGGTGAAACAGACTCCTCAACTGGTGTATGGAAGCCTAAGAAATATGATGGAACATACGGCACTAACGGCTTTTACCTCAAGTTTGCAGACAACTCAGGCACTACTAGCACAACGCTAGGCAAGGACAGTTCAGGTAACGGTAACAACTGGACACCTAATAACTTTTCTGTAACCGCTGGTACTGGCAATGACTCCTTAGTAGACTCGCCCACATCCTACGGAACCGATACTGGTGTTGGTGGTGAGGTGCGTGGGAATTACTGTACATTGAACCCGCTGGATAACCCCAACACCGCCTACGCCGTTTCGCAAAACGGAAATCTTTATGCAAACCTTGGTACTGGCGCTGGCACGTTCCTATCAGGAACTATGCACGTATTAGGTAACAAGTATTACTGGGAATGTACGCCAACCTCTATTGGCAACGGTTTGGCTTTGGGAATTACTTATGGATCAACAACGACTACGGATGCAAACTCCAAGGCTATTTTTTATAGTTTCACCGGTGGAAAACGTATTTTTGGAACAGATAGTTCTTATGGTGCTTCCTATGCCGCCAATGATGTTATTGGAGTTGCGGTAGATGGTATCGCTGGAACGATTGAGTTTTTCAAGAACGGTACTTCGCAAGGTGTTATTACTAATTCAACTATTACATTGCAACAATTCCGCCCTTTTGTATTTAACAACAGCAGTAGTGCCGGTTCTTTGACATTTTGCAACTTCGGTCAACGCCCATTCCAAAAGTGGAACGGTTCAGCCTATGTAGCAAACACCGCCCCCTCTGGCTTCCAAGCACTCTGCACACAGAATCTGCCTACGCCGACTATCGGTGCGACTAGCACGACACAGGCGAATGATTACATGAATGTGGTGTTGTATACAGGTAATGGAACAACAACAGGAAACACACAAGCAATTACTGGTGTTGGTTTTCAGCCAGATTTTGTTTGGTTAAAGTCAAGAAGCGCAGGAACTCAATGGCATTTGCTAAACGATGCGATTCGTGGAACAAACAAACTTTTATATTCCAACGATTCGGCAGCCGAGGCTTCGGTAACAAACGTATTTAATTCGTTTAATGCAGATGGATTTACGGTTGCTTATAATTCTGCATACACAAGCGCCCAGTCAAATGCAAACGGTTCTACCTATGTAGCATGGAACTGGAAAGCCAACGGTGCTGGCTCTACAAACAGTAACGGTACTGCAAAAAGTTCTGCGGTAACAGTTGATTCAGGCACAGACACGGTTACATGGAATTCGCATGGAATGTCTGACGGCCAAAAGATTGGGTTCTTTGCCGCCACAATGCCCGGAGGTTTGAGCGCAGGTACTTTGTATTATGTGCGTGATGCGGCTACAAATACATTCAAGGTAGCGGCTTCGTCTGGTGGTGCAGCAATCGATATAACCAGTAATGGCACTACTGTAACTTGTCATACAACGCTAACCTCTACGGTATCCGCTAACACAACCAGCGAATTTTCAATTATTACATATACTGGTTCTGGGTCTAATGCCACAATTGAACATGGATTAGATATTGCGCCTACTTTGGTTATAGTAAAAGAAAGACCAAATGCTGATTCTTGGGTGATATGGCAATCAAGTATTTCTGCCGCAAATTATTTAGTGTTAAATTCTACTGCTGGTTCTACTGCTGGTTCTACTATATGGAATAGTACAGCACCAACAAGCAAAGTATTTAGTGTTGGAACTAATACTGCTATCAATCAATCAAGCCAAACCTATGTAGCCTACTGCTTCGCACCCGTGGCTGGCTATTCTGACTTTGGTAGTTACACGGGCAATAATTCTGCAACAGATGGAACATTTGTATATTTAGGATTTAGGCCAAAATTTCTAATGATTAAGTCAACCTCTGCGTCAACTAGTTGGGTGATGATGGACAGCGCAAGAAATACTTACAATCTTGCTGATACTTCTTTATATGCAGAGAGCGCAAATAGTGAAACAACAATCGGAACTGTGAACGATATAGATTTTTTAAGTAATGGATTTAAGTTGCGAAATAACACAGGCTTTGTAAACGCATCACAAACCTACATCTACGCCGCCTTTGCCGAAACGCCATTTAAGTATTCTCTTGCGAGGTAATCATGTTTCAACTAAACGGTAATCCAATCTCAATCGACTCTGAACAAGTCATTGGTGGCATACGCTATCCACACCTGCGTGACCCAGCCCTGCGTGAGCAGTTAGGCGTGACTGAGGTAGCAGACCCGGAACAGTATGACCAGAGGTTCTATTGGGCTGCAGGCTTGCCAAAGCTGCTAGATGACCGTGAAGAAGTAGACCAAGATGGTAACCCCATGTATGTCAAAGTCTTGGGCGAGGTCAATGGTCAACCTGCGATGGTGGACTCTGATAAGCGTTTGGTAACAAAGGGACTCAAGAGCCAATGGATTGCAGAGGTCAAAGACACGGCTGGCAAAATGCTCGCCAATACCGATTGGACGGTAATTCGTAAGGCAGAACGAAATGTAGACATTCCCGCCACGGTGGTCACAAAACGGGCGGCGATTACGGCTGAGTGCGACAGGCTTGAGGCGGCGATTACGGCTTGCGCTACGGTCGAGGAACTGATCACGGTTGTTGGCGCACAGGATTGGCCTAATGACCACCTATAACTGGCAAATCACAGAGCTACGGGTCGATGATGGCTTGGTCTGCCAAGTCAAATATCATTGCGAGGCTTGCGAGGACAATAAAAAGGTAGCTACTGAGGGCTACTGGAAGTTTCGTAAACCGTACCAAATAGACGATAATTTGACCGAGCATCAGGTGTCGCATTGGCTTGATTTAGACGCTCAAGAAGGTGAACGACACCTAATCAAGGACAGACTTGCCGAACAACTCAAGGCACTAGACAATACCGAAAGTATTGACCCACCTTGGAAGGTGGAAACATTTAAGGTGAAGTTATGACCCAGCCAATCGACATTATTAGTCGCGCCATGAAGGACATTGGCGCTCTAGCCGCTGGCGAGACCCCAGCCCCTGCGGAAGCCCAAGACGCTTTCGATATGCTCAACGACATGATTGACCAATGGTCAAACGAGCAGATGATGGTCTACTACAAGACCGAGATCATCTTCACTTTGACTGCGGGACAGACCCAGTACACGATTGGCCCAACAGGTCAGGTGAACTCTACCTTTACAGGTTCTATATCAGGGAATACCCTAACAGTTACCAATATCACCGAGGGCGGTATCGCTTTAGGTATGGTCATATCCGGGTCGGGTATTACTGCGGGAACCAAGATTACAGGCTTTGGGACAGGAGCTGGCGGTAACGTCAACTACGCCGGCACTTACACGGTGAACAACACCCAAACCGTAGCGTCAACCACCATAACTGCGTACTACGAGCGCCCCCTTGGAATTAACTCAGCATTTGTGCGAGTAAACACTAACTCCAACGGTCAGCCTATCGTTAACGGTGGCCTTGACTACCCAGTAGCGATCCTGAACCTAGAGAACTACGAGCTGATTGGCCTTAAGACCCAAAACGGCCCGTGGCCCAAGGCTCTCTACTACCAGCCATCTGAGCTGATGGGTACGTTCTACTTCTGGCCTAACCCGTCTCAGGGCGAGATGCACATATTCTGCGACACCATATTCCAAAGGTTTAATAGCATTAACGACACGATTGTGATCCCGCAGGGTTACCTAATGTGCTTGCGGTGGTGCTTGGCTGAGAGGCTAATGCCCATGTACGGCAAGAACGACCCCCAGCAGATTGCGGTCATAAATTCCTACGCCATGCAAGCCAAGGCAACGATCAAGCGCACCAACATGAAACCCATGCAGTCCGCTAGGTACGATGACGTACTGGTGGTTGGTAAACGTGCGGATGCC